ATATATTGTATAGATTTTTTGCATGCTTTTTCTTATTCAGATGGTTCGCTGAATGGATGTGGGGTAAATATTGGTGGTACCATATGGTACCTGCACGCCGTAGACCCGCTATTATGCGGACAATTATGAGTGAAATGGGTGCTAGAGCAAATCGTACCATTGGATATCCCATTCAGATCAAACAGATTGTTTTGGCAATAACAGGAGGAGGATTGGCGTATCTCACACTTAAAAGGATATTTGATACATATAGCACACTTAGCGTTCAAGGCGTGTCAGCTAGTAAGGGTGTTGAACCAATACCTGACCCTAGTGATAAACGTCCTGATGTTTCCTATGTGAATAAGTATTATGTGACTGCTTCTGATTTTTCACAGCATACTTTATCAGCTAAGAGTAGAGATCCTGAGCATCTAATGGATCAGATTGAGAATTCTGTTGTAGTGTTTAGGACGAGTTATGCGGGAGTAAGTAGGAATGTCCAAGCACTTAATGTTAGGGGCAATGTCTATATGTGTAACACACATGGTCTGCCACCTGTAAAGAACGATTCTGATGAGAGTTATCATTTGGAACTTGTGTGTGCCCCTAAGGGTAGTTTGACGGGTAACATGAAAAACATCTTAGTGACTTCAAATATGTGGTGGAATCATCCTCATCTAGATGTAACCTTTTTGTGCTTGAAGCATAGACCGCCTGGTGTGAATCTTATCCATTATTTCCCTAAAAGAAGTTTTATTGGATTGTTGGATGGTATTTATATTGGTCGAGGTTTATTTGGAGAAGCAACGCGCAATAAAGTGAGAGCTTTAAGAGAGGAATCTAAAACGTGGAAGGTACATGATCGATTTGTAACTACTAGTGTTTGGATGGGACGTGCTTCAACGCCTACTGAGGTGGGCGATTGTGGTATGCCACTATTCTCTCAAACTCCAGGGGGTCCCATGATACTTGGCATACACACATTAGGTAAAGATAGTGTGTGTGGTGCTCAGCGTATCAATTATGAAGATGTACTGGTGTGTTGTGAGAAATTGGAGAAAGTCGTTATCGGACGCGGATATCCGAAAATCTCCGAACCCTCGGCTCAGCGAGCCTTATCTGATTTGGATCCTCAAAGTGTTGCATATAAGTGTTCTGTGGGTAATGCGAATGTTTATGGTTCATTTGCAGGTGAATTCCGACAGAGGGGAAGAACTAGTGTTCAACCGACTTTGATTAGGGACGCGTGTGTCAAACTTGGATTTAATGAAGTCAAAACTAAACCCGACATGAGTCGTAAGCCCTGGTTACACGCAATCAATGATATGAATCGACCCGTGACTTTAATAGATACTAAGGTGTTGGATACGTGTGTGGAAGGATTTATTTCACAATATGATGGTTTGGATGTTTCTAAGGTTGAAATTTATTCAAATCGTGTGGCCATTAACGGTATGCCGGGAGTGAGGTACTGTGATTCGATAAATAGAAAGTCATCTGCTGGTTGCCCATATAAGAAGAGTAAGCGGAACTATTTGGATTATGTTGATGAAGCTATCAGTGAGGATATGCTAGTATGTCCTGAGGTAGAGAACACGATGGATGAGATCATCACTTTGTATGAGAGTGGTGAGAGATTTCACCCTGTGTATTGTGGACATTTGAAGGATGAGCCAGTATCTTTTGCTAAAGCGCTAGATGGTAAAACTAGGTTATTTACTGCATCTCCGCTTGCGTGGACTTTGGTGGTGCGTAAATATCTATTATCTGTTATAATGCTTATGCAGAATAATAGATTTATATTTGAATGTGGACCTGGTATCATTGTACAATCTCAGGAATGGTCACAATTATATAAACATCTGACCAAATATGGCACGAGTCGTATGGTGGCAGGTGACTATGCGAAGTTTGATAAGAGGATGCCCGCTACAGTTATACGCGCTGCTTTTGATATTGTTTTGGATATTTGTGCTAAGGCTGGGTATTCTGATAAGGATTTGAATGTCGTGAGAGGTATTAGCATGGATGTTGCTTATCCCAATGTGGATTTTAATGGAGATTTAATTGAGTTTTATGGATCA